TAGAAGCAGGAAGATATCCATCTTCTTTTAATATCATTTCATTATCATCACTGTCAATAGCACCATCTGCTTGAGGTATACCCCCAATAGAACCTAATAAAACGGGTTGTTGTTTGTCGTCATCTCTGAACATAACAATAACCCAAGATCCTTCAACAAAACCTATAGGTGAATGACCTATACCAGAAATACCAGCAGAAGTAATTGGTTGTAGCGGATAAGCCCAAGGAAGATCTTCTGTTTTAATAAGATTTTTATCATGTGTATGTAAACCAACAACACGTACTTGACAACGTCCTAGTTTAAGAGGATCTTGACGGTTTTCTACTACACCACTATATAATTGCATTATGTTCCATCCTTATCTAAATCCATTAAGAATGTGTCTTTAATTAACTCTAATTTACATTCATGGCTATCACGAGTTATATTATGATGTATTGCACTAATAATATAGTTACCCGATAGTATTTTATCAGTTATATCAATATCTTTTTTTGTTATTTGTTCAAGCTTAGTTATATCCATATATATTTTATCACCTACAGTATAATCCGTTCTACCAGGAACAGTTATCTCAACTATGGTTGATTCGAGTTGTTTCATAATTGATATTCTATGTTGACTACTTGCACTATTTGTAGCATCAATAATACCATTATATGAACCCCAATGATCAGTAGCTCTAAGCACCAATGCACTAGAACGTGAAACTACATTCTGAGAAGCACTTGCAAATTTATTTAAATGGTCGTCATTTTCAAACGATTCAAACATATTATAGGTATTAACTTTATATTTTTTAGTGACTAAATCATATGATATTTGTTTAGATCCAAACTTACCTGATATGATATTATCTAAATAATCAAATACTGTTGGTACATTGATATCAATAATACGTTTATATTCTTTTTCAATGTTTCTCATTGAAGAGCCATCACTTCTAAAATCTCTTAAGTTTTCATCTTGAATAAACGTTTGAACAATATCTTGATTGTATAATGTTTTAGTTGATATAAAATTAAATCCGCGTCTATTTTCAAAGAATAGATAACTAGGATTACCCTTTGCGTTCTTAGCTCTATCAAGAATATAATTTAATGAAGTAACTGGTGACCAATAGTTTGAAATAAATTTTGTTGAATTAATTGTTTCTTCAATAAGAACAGGTTTAATGGTTTCTAATCCAGCGTACTTATCAGTTAATAATGTATTTGCTATATCTGATATTTTACCTTGGTATGATTTACTTATTTTTTTATTAACATCAACTAAAGCTTCTCTGGAAAAGAAATGTAATTCGTAGACAGTAGAACGAGTATTAGTTTGTATTCTATTTGTTACCTTATATATATAGAATTGATCCTTAATAACTTTATCTCTACCTTCAAAAGTAGGCGTGTGAATACTAAGGTTAATGTATTCTTCACCGACAAATGGAAACAAATTAGTAAGATCTTGAGAGTCTCGTATACCAATAACACCAGTAATAAACGGAGAAAACATATCTTCGTATATTTCTATACCAGCTACTTGTGCAGTAACATTTTGTGAAAATCCATTTGCTGAGATAACTTCTGCTGTATCAATAGCAATATCACCAGCAAATCGTATTACTTCAGCTTGTTCCATTATATACTATCTTTAAAGTTTTTAATAATTATTTGTAATAATCCAGGAGATATTAGTTTAATACGACGTTTAGTTTCATTTAACGCTATTTCATAATCATAATTAGAAACTGATGTTATATTTGCTTGAGAAGCATCAACAATATTTCCATTTGTATCTATATAGTGATGAATTGCATACTCATTACCAGTACCATATTTCTCAGTAACATGAGCTTCTAATTCAAAGATAGGTAAAGGAAAGTCATCGATATAATTATATTTTTCATTACATAACATAATAACCCAATGGTATAATGGACTTCCATATACTTTTTCTGCAATAATTTCAGGAGTTTCTCCATCACGTATATCATATTCATCATATAAAGAAATATTAGCTAATATTTCTTTTCGCACTCTAACATTTTGTGATATATCTTTAACTAATAGATATTGAGTATGATCTCCAACGTTAAAATCATAAGTAAATGTAGGAAAGTTATTAAAATACATAAATTAAAATCCTTTGCGAATTTGATCTTTCGTAAGAAGAGCAAGTTCTTTAAACGTTAATACTAAATTAATTTGAGTTGGTGTTCCGTCTTTAAATGCAGTAAACTGACCTTGCGGAGAGTAATTGACAGTTAATTCAGTTAATACACATGATGTGTGTTTATTAATACTTTTATTTTCATCTGACCCATGATAATATGCTATATCAAATTCTGATGGATATGTATATAAGAAAGCGTTTTCATCTTTAAATTCTGGGTGCATGTGATATTTAAATTCTTTAATAATATTTTGTACATACTGAGCTTCTTGTGCATTTCTTGGATAAAACTGATAATCAAATTGAAAAGTTCTAAAATCTACATTTTTAAATATAACTTCTTTACGTGGGTTTGTTGCAATTCTAGTTAGTCTAGAAATTCCACCACCAACTCCTGCAATATTTGCAGTACCTAAAGCAAATGCAGTACCAGCAGCAGAACCAGCTTTTCCAACGTCTGCTAATCCTTTGCCTACATCACCGCCTTTAATAGCTTCTCCTAGTGCAGATCCACCAGCTATAGCACCTCCAAGAAGTGCTGTATTCTCTTCATCATATCCAACAGAATATCTAGATGATAATAAATTAGGCATATGTAAAGCTATAGCAGTTTTAATACGTTTTGTTGCATTAGTAAACGTAAGATCTTTAGTACCTTCAGCAATGGTGTTAACTACTGTATTTTCCGATACTGCAGAGCCTGAAAATAAGTTTGATATAGAGGTAGCACCTCTTGATGCTGTTCCAGCTAAAGCACTTTGCTCTCTGGGAGGTACATCTTTAACAAATTGATATTGATTTCCGCTACTATCTTTATTTAATGTAGCATCAGTTGTAACGTTAATGTAAAACATAACATAGTTATTACCATAATCTTCGCGATCTGCAGTAAGATCACTAGGATATTGTAGTTGAGTAATATCATATGCATTAGAGGATTCATTAGGATCATATCCACCAGTGCCTGATCCGTTATCAGCCCACCCTCCTGCATTCCAATTTGGTCCTATTTCCATTTCACATTCCTGTATTAGTCTTGTATATTATTTATATAAATAGAATTGAATTCTATTGAGTATTTATGTACCATAAAAGACTATATAAACCTAAACATCCTGAAAAATATACAGGAGATCCAACCAATATTGTTATGAGATCCAGCTGGGAGACTCGTTTTGCAATATGGTGTGATACTAATCCTGCTGTTATTAAATGGGCATCAGAAGAAACTATTATACCATACAAATGTCATACAGATGGCAAGATTCATAGGTATTATATTGACTTTAAAATTAGAGTTAAACAAACTGATGGTTCTACTAAAACCTATTTAATAGAAGTAAAACCGCATGGCCAGACTCTTCCTCCACAATATCCTGGTAGAAAAACAAAACGATTCTTAAATGAAAGCTTTACATTTATTAAAAATCAATCAAAATGGAAAGCAGCAACCGAATGGTGTGCAGACAGAGGATATGAATTTAAAATCATTACCGAAAAGGAATTAGGGTTATAAGTATATAAATAATAGTATGGCAAATTTAAAAGACATTTTTACTAAAAACCAATATGACTTAGGTACTGCCGCTAAACAATCTAAGACATGGTTTCAGCGACAAGCAAGGTTATTAGGACAGCAAAGAGCTACTCCTAATGCTATGCTTAAAAGCGATCCATCTGCTATGCGAGCTAGTATTAGACCTGGTAATTTATATATGTTCTTATATGATGCTAAAACTAAAGATACATTACCATTTTGGGATAGATTCCCATTAGTATTTCCATTTAAAAAAACTGCAAATGGCTTTATTGGATTAAATATGCACTACCTTCCATATCAAGGAAGAATACAATTATTAGATAGATTAATGGATTTTGCAAATAATAAACGTATGGATGAAACAACTCGTCTTAATTATTCGTGGAGACTAATAAATGGAGTTTCTAAATTTAGATTGGCACAGCCATGTGTTAAACAATATTTAGCAGATCATGTACGATCATCACTTAGACAAGTGAATTCCTCAGATTGGGCAACAGCGATGTTATTACCAGTAGAACAATTTACTGGTGCTGCAAAACAATCAGTTTGGGCAAATTCACTAAGAGGATAATATGGCACAATTAAACGACTTTATATCACAGATAAAAACCGAAGGGTTGATGCGGAATAATAGATATGCCGTAGATTTTTCATTGCCTACTGGTTTAGCAAACCCAGGGATAGATTTAAGAAAAGTATTACTATTTTGTGATAGTGTATCTATACCAGGGATTAATATATCTACAACTCCAGCTAGAACTTATGGTGAAATACGTGAAATGCCGTATGAAAAATTATTTTCTCCGATAACCATGTCATTTTATGTTGATAGTTCTATGCAAGTCAAAAAGCTTTTTGATTCATGGCAAGGTATTATACAAGATCCTGATAGCAGAAATATAGGATATTATGACGATTATAGGACTGATATAACTATTACTATGTTTGATATTAATAATAACGCAAAATATTCGGTTACAGCATATGAGTCTTTTGTAAAAGATATATCAACAATACAATTAGATTATTCAAATAGAGATGTTATGAAATTAAATGTCACTATGGGGTACAAATATTGGAAGTCTTCAGAACAACAAAGTTCTGTTAGTACTCCTGATAATAAAGGATTCTTTGATAGAATTGGCGAATTTATAGGGGATGCTATTCCTGTACCTTCACAATATTATAATGATTTTGATGGGTTTCAAAAAGAATATAACAATTACGTGCCACAGCTTGGTGGTTTGAATTTAGCGGGAGCTACATTTAATTTTTAAAGGTATATTATGAGTGCTGATGATAATCTATCTAAGATCTTTGACATAGATCCAATGGATAAAAATGAAGTAATTAAGGCCAATGGTGAAGTATTGCCACCTAAGTCTAAAAAGATAGAAGAAAATATTAACTATGATTACGATAAGACTCGTGACAATTTACATGGTCTATTGAATCAAGGACAAGATGCACTTTATAATGCACTAGAGATTGCCAAACAATCAGAGCATCCTAGAGCATTTGAAGTTGTAGGGAATTTAATCAAGCAGCTTTCTGAAGTGAATGCCCAACTGCTTGAGTTGCATGATAAGAAGCAAAAATTAGATACACCTAAAGGTTCAGATAAAAATGAATCTAAGCAAGTAACTAATAATGCTATATTTGTGGGCAGTACTAGCGAGTTGAATAAACTCATTAGTGATATTAATAAAGGAGATTGATTATGGCTTTGCCAATTAATAATACGTTGACCTATACGTTAACAGTGCCGTCAACAGGCCAGGAAATAAAATACAGACCGTTTTTAGTGAAAGATGAAAAGACTTTATTGTTAGCACATCAGTCAGAAGACGTTAAAGTAATGATTGATTCACTAAAGAATGTTATTACATCATGCGTTAAAGATGATATTAATGTAAACGATTTGGCCACATTTGATATTGAGTATATTTTTACTCAAATTAGAGCTAAATCTGTAGGTGAAATAGTGGAATTATTTCTCAAGTGTGATACATGTGAAGATGAAAAGGCAGTTACTAAAATAAACTTAGATATATCTAAGATACCTGTAACTAAAAATGAAAAACATAAAAGCGATATAATATTATACGATGATGTTGGTATTACATTAAAATACCCATCATTTTCAATTGTTAATAAATTAGGTGGAGTTGAAGCTAAAGGTGTTGATGATTTATTTAACATTATTATAGAGTGTATTGATACAATTTATAATTCAACTGAAGTGTTTCATGTTAAAGAGCAAACAAAAGAAGAATTAACTGATTTCTTAAATAATCTAACATCAGATCAGTTTAAGAAAATACAAGAATTTTTTGAAACTTTACCAGTTATGAAACAAGAAATTGATTATAAATGTCCTGTTTGTAATAAAGAACACCATAAAGTATTGGAGGGATTACAAAGTTTTTTTTAATTAATCTCTCACATGAATCATTACAAAATTTTTATAAAATGAATTTTGCAATGATGCAATATCATAAGTATAGTTTAGAAGATTTAGAAAATATGATACCATTTGAGAGAGAGATTTATGTTACAATGTTAATTAATCATTTAGAAGAAGAAAAGAAAAAATACGAGAGCAAAAACTAATGGCACTTAAAGACCTTATAAAAGTTAAAAAAACTAAAGTCAATTCGTCTAAATCAGGCGAAATTGAAGTTAAACTACAAGTACTTTCATCAATAGATGACAAGTTGAGTAAAAGTATTACTCTTTTAACTATGGCTTTAAATAAAAGTAATAAACTTAATTCTATAAAAACAAAGAAAAATCAGAAAGGAGTGATGGAACTATTTTCATTTTCAAAAAAATCTAAAGAAAATGATAAGCCTAAAAAGTCTAAGAAGGAACAAGAACTTGAGCAACTGAAAATTAATGAAAAAATGCTTAAGTTTATGGAAGGCATTTTCAATAATACGTTAGCATCTAAACCTAAAAAAGCAAAAGATTTTAATTTAGGTACAATTGGCGCAGTATTGGCTATGGCATTTGGCGCATTAGTTGGTGCAGTCCAAGGTTATACTAAAGCGGTTGTACTAAGTTTAAAAATAGCTATTAAAAGTATAAAGTCAATTGGAACATTATTTGCTAAAGTATTTACAGGTTTAGCTCCTACATGGGCAGCTCTTATTAAGAAATCTATGCAAAATTTTGCTAAAGGTATAGCAAGTCGTTTAGCAGGTTTGTCAATGCAATTTGATTTAGTTGTTGATTCAATAAAAACATATTTTAAAAAATTAGGAAGTAAAGTAAAAATTGAATTACCAAAACCAATTTTGGACTTTATGAAAACGGTAGGTAGTAAAGTATCAGCAGCAGTTAAAGTAGTATCAGCAGCAGTTAAAGCAGTTCTTACATTCTTACAACCTATAACTAATTTGGCAGCAAGCCTCGGTAAAATATCTATTGCCCCAATTGTTCGCGTAGTTGAAAAAATAGCCAATTTCTTTAAATCTATGTTTGGGTATATGAGTAAATTTGGTGGTTTGGCTAGTAAAATATTGCCATTAGTTAGTAAATTGTTTCTTCCATTAACAATTGTTATTACAGCATTTGAGTCTATTAAAGCTGCTATTCAAGGATATGCTGACGGAGGTATTTTAGGAGCATTAGAAGCAGGTATTTCTACATTTTTTACAACATTAGTTGGAGCTCCATTAGATTTACTTAAAGACATGATATCCTGGGTATTAGATAAGTTTGGATTGGAATCTGCTTCTGATATGCTTGATAGTTTTAGCTTTTCTGATATAATATCTAAATTTTTTGAAGCAATATTCCATCCTATAGAGACTCTTAAAAATATATTTACTAGTGTAATGAATGCATTAGCTAAAATAGAAATTGGGCCATTTAAGATACTTGGCAAACAATTTGGGCCATATAAACCATTTTCAGGTTTAGCAATAGAAAGCCCATCTGAAACGAGTGATGGTGGCACAACTGAAAAACCTATATATTCAGAAACCGTATCTCCGCAGTTAAATAATGCTACTGCTGAAGAATCAGATCGGATAAGAGATGCCATAAAAAGACAAGATATCAATAAAAATATTAATAAAGGAAATAATGTTGATGAGGCATCATCTGAGGTAGAAATGATTAAAGGATCTCCCTCTCCACCAAAAGTTGATAACAATATAGTTAATAATGCTCCTACAAATATTGCTAATAATACTAATAATAACTACCAGCAAGATATAAGAAATAGAGATCATTCTCTAGGAAAATATAACGAAAGTAGATATTTGTTTGGATAAAAAAAGGGAGCCGAAGCTCCCTTTCCTTTTTACAATAGGTATTACAAGCTGATATTAATCTTCGTCAGCAATCTTTTGGAAGTAACTCATAACATCATCGTCATCAGTACTTGCTATACTTGGTTCACTTACCACAGGAGCTGCTTTAGCTTGAGGTTCAGCCACTTCAGCAAACTGTTTAGGTTCAGCAGTAGGCATTGCATCTACTAAATCATTAGCAGAAGTATCCATACCTTCACCACTTAAAGTTACTTCAAGTTTAGTTTTAAGTTCTTCATAAGTTTTGAAGTTAGAACGATCTAAAAATTCTGATAGTTTATATTGTTTATTAACAACTTCAAGAATCTTTTCATCTGATTCAGCTACTGGTGATGGTTCAACAAATACAGACTGATCATAGTTAGGATAACCTTCAACTCTTCTCATTCTTAATTTAAAGTCAGTGCCTTCCCATAGATCAAATACATTCACTGGTTTCTCATCTTCAAATGTAGGTCTTGCCTTATCCATAATCTTATCAAAGATCTTTTTACCATATCTGAATAGCATAACTTTGCCTTCATTTTCTGGATGTTTAGGATCCGACACAACTAATATGTTTGAATAGAAGTGTAAGCGACGTTTTTGTTTACGTGCAATTTCTTTGTTTGCTTCAGAACCTGAATTCCATAACTTAGAGTTTAATTCACCAACTGGGTCATTTTCTCCAAGTGTAGTTAAAGAGTTCTCAATATACCAACGACCTGTAGGACCTTGAAATCCATGAGAGAATACTTTTACCCATGGTAGTTCATCATCAGGATGCTTAGGTAAGAATCTAATTGTTGCTGATGCATTACCAGCTTTATCAGCTTCTGGTTTCCAGATGCGTTCATCAACATATGATTTTGTAGTTGCTTGGGGGTTTGCGATTGTATCGAATGCGGAAGAGATCTTACCGAAATCGTTATTGCGGGTACTTCTTAGTGTATTAATATCCATCGTATTTTTCCTTAATATTTACGTAGTATGTTTAATGTATGTACTGCACTTTATTTATATAACGATACATTAGCGTTATTATAATTCTGTAATAAATTCATTAATAGTTTTCTCAAGTTTTTCTCTATCATACTTAACAAAACCTTTAAGCTTTTTAATCCTTCTTATATCTTCTTCTAATATTAAAGCTGTTGGTTCTGCTTCCCATTTAGTAATCATTGGTATGAAATCATTTAATATACATATTGATTCCATGCTTATTAATTTACCAAGATATAGTTTAATTATATACGGATATGTATTTAAAGTAAAATTAATTATTTGATCTAATGATAAATTATTCTTTTCTGATTCTAATTGTAATAAGTTAAGATCATCTTTAAATGTTTTTGTAAGACTTTGTTTACGTTTAGTCCACTGAATATAATACTCTTCAGCTTCTTCCATTCCATAAACAATATTATCATTGCCGTATGCTATATTAGCAACAAGAAACTGAATTATTTCTTGATCAGTTCTATATTTACGAGCTAACTTTTCAAATAAAAATTTATCATTCCGAGCATCAAATGCCTGATACGAACCTTTAACGTTACCTCTATTCTCAAATACATTAAACTTGTCTTTAGTGAAATGTAGCTTTAATGCCACATAATATCTAAAAGCTTTGAATCCTGTCATATATCCAACTTAGCAACTTTAGGTAAGTAGTTTTCATCCCTCATATTAACAGCTATCTTTTGTTTAAGATTCTTATTAACCATAGAACTAATATCTTCTGGGTCAATAAAATTTTCTTTACAGTATTCTAGTACTGCTTCCATATGTGTTATCTTACGAGATGATACTATTTCATCAATATAAATGGCAAACTCTTGAGTATTTTTAAACATTTTACCTTGCATTATTATCCTTTAAGTAATGTAAATAACTACCGACTATGTATTTTCTATTTGTTGATACTAAACCAGCATGCGGATACATCCATAGTGGTGGGAATACTAAACATGCTCCTTGTTTTCTAGGACTGGTTAATCCTAATTGGGGAAATTCTGTTCCGCCATCTGCGTAATCATCTGAATCATTTAAGTAAATAAAAAACGCTAAAAATCTAATGGCAGAATTATAATCATTTACATCAGTATGATAATCAAACTTACCTTCATTTGGTTCATACCTTTTTATTCTAAATTCTTCAAAACTATATTTTTCTGGCCACTGTAGGGGTACATGAATATGACAATCAGATTTATACTGTTCTAATAACTCTTGAAATTTAATACTAAGTATTGAATTAAATTCAGACCAATCATCTTTGTGTTGTATTAGATTAATTTGATTGAAGTTCATTAGATCATCATTATATATTTCATGTTGATCTTCTTTACTGTCAAATAACGATATCATTCTTTCACATGTATCTTTATCTAAAACATTATCATAAACCTTTAAGTATCTTTGCAACTATATCATTCCTAAATAATATTTGGCTACTTTAAGATCAGCATTAATCTTTTGCCAAACCTTATATTTGTCTTTGTAACATTTCCATACTGGAGTGTTTTGATTATTAATAGAAGCATTTAACTTTTCATCAAACACTTCTAGATATTCTTCAAAGAATACATCTAATTCATTTTTACTTTTAATTAATTCAGAAATAATTTTTTCAAGTGATTCTTTATCTCTTCTTATATACGAAGTAGATATACTGTCAATTATACTCATTGTACCTCCTGAGCAAATCTTTCTTTTAAAAACTTCATTACTTGATGTTGTCTAGTAAAAATAAAATCTTCATTTAGATCTACATCAGTAATAATAAAACCATTCTTAACACGTTTAATTAAAAATTCATTCATAATATAATACTCCTATTTTTTTGTTGCTTTTGCTTTCTTTTCCTTTTCAGGCTTAAAATCTAATAATATCTTGTTGCTTTTTGCATCCATTACTGCAAACCTTTTCTTAAGACGCTTTTGAATTTCTTCTGCATCATACCACATTTCAATACCTTGTTTAACTTGTTTCAATTCTTCTTTAGATAAGAATCCGTCGTAACAATCATCAAGTAATTTTTCAACTTGAGTTACCGTAAAGTCGGTTTGTGCTTTTACTGTTTGTGTACTACCTATACTACCAAATGATGCTGTATGAATCATCATATAAGCTGTATCAAATACATGCACTGAATGACAATACATTGCAATGATAGAGGCAGCACTATGACAAGCACCCATGATATGACCAGTAATTTCTGCTTTACATATTTGCATAGCATTAATAATAGCTGTGGCTGAATCTAAATTACCACCATTACAATTAATATAGAAATGAATTCTATCATGTGCTGGTACGTTAATAAGTAAAGAAATAACATTACGATAACGATGAGGTTCATCAATATCCATATCTAAAAATACTTCGTGGGTTATTAATGAAGACTGAACTGGATTAATATGCACATTATTTGTTAAATTACCTATCAAATTTGTTGCTTGATCCATTTCTTCGTCTACTCTAGTTTTATTATTCACATTGTCTCCAATTTATAAAATATATGTTTTCCTATCTGTACAGTTTTTGATGCAAACTTCCATTTAGGGTTAACGTAATTTGCATGATAATACATTGCACCATGTGTTATATCTTCTATTTCATCATAGTGCATAAAAGCATATAGTGCAATCTTTCTTATATTATCAAACATCTTTTTTTCTTTCTTGCTATACGAATACAATGTTGCTTTGTTTCTTAACTTAGCACTACACCACCAAGTAAACTGACAGGTCTTTCTGTTTCTTTCTCTAACAATTTTACATAGATTTGTTGGATATAATTCACTTTTAGATCTGTTTAATGTAACTAATGCAACAGCTAACTTACCTGTATCTGACTCACCTTTAGCTTCAAAAAATATATTTTGTGCTAAACACTCAATTTCAGCTCTTTGTTCTTCTGTTATAGAAGCATAAGACATTATTTTAAGTTTCTTATATTCTGGTACATAATTTGATTTAACATTAACTACTGTTGTTAAACTACAAATAATTACCAATAATGTTCCAAGTATTAATCTCATTCGTTGGTACTCCTTTGATTACTTGTTTATACTACTATTATATACTAATACTCTTTTAAAGTACACATGTATTTTAGTCAAAACGCAACTTAACTAACTTTTCTATAAAGTCTTTACGTTTTCTTTTAAAGATTTGTGGCTGTTCACTATCTACACCAATTAATATAACTATATTAGGTATTTTAATATTAAACAATTCTTCAAACATAATTGAATATGCTGTAGCCTGAATAAAATAGTTTTCAATCTTATTTTCATCTTTCAATCTTGCAGATGTTTTAAAGTCAATGACAGATAATTCACCTTCATATTCACCAATACAGTCTACTGTACCAGCCAATTTAAGCTTATCTGAATACATCATCTTTTCAAGTGCATGTATGTTATCAATCTTATCAACAAAAGGCCGCATACTGTTCCACATCTCTAAATCAAATATGTCAATATGATAATCTTCATTAAGTAAAAATGATTCACAATAACTATGGATTTGAGTTCCACGTTGAGAAGCTCTAGAAGATACTCTATTTGCTTCTGCTTCACCTACACGTTTCTTCCAAGCTTCGATAGATTTTTGACTCATCTTACCGGTAATAGAAGTCACTGATGGATATCTATCTCCATTAGGTGTTTCATATAATCTACCTGAATCAGAATCAATACGGGTTAATGATGGGAATTCATGATCTATAAATGTTTTCATAATATTATTATACACTGATTACTGTTTAAAGTACACTGTTATGTTAATTAATTGCTTCTATTGTCGATACAAAATTATCATCAGGTGTAACAATAATAACAGGTAGTTCATAATCATATGAAGGAGTTGGTTCTATCATAGCCTCCAACCCCTTTTGAATCATTGGTTCTTTGTCTTCACATGATGTTACTGTAAACAATACTATAAGCCCTATAATAAATATCACGACACACTTATACATATCATAATTTTTTGCAGTTTTAAATTTATAATAGTGCTTTCTCATATTATTTGATAATAGCTAAAATATCTTCTTCAGAAACAAGAACACGTTGTGCACCATCAATTTTTACTAATGCAGTTTTAGACCAGTTTAAAAATACATTGTCACCAACCGCTACATTTTTAACATCAGGCCCTACAGCAAGTATTGTACCAGATGAAGTATCTAGTAGTGTAGTTGTTGTTTCAATAATAATACCACTAGCAGTTTCTTTCTTTCTTTCATTTTCTGCTACTAATAACTTATCTTTCATTGGTATTACTTCCATATTATTTTCCTTGTAATTTTTCAATCATTTCTTTAATAATTAATTTTTGTTTTTTCATTTTAGATAATTCAACATCATCTATAAAGTTGCTGTGTCCTGCTTTAATTTTATGATCTAGTTCTATGTGTTTCATTTTAAGTATTTCTAAATCTTGCCATTTTTCTTTTGACATAGTATATCTCCTAAAAGTTAAATGTTAACCCCATTCCTACTGCATCATATGGTCCATCACCTCGCTTTATTCGGTATCGAGTATCTAGTGTAATATCATCTGCAATTTTATATCCTAGTTTAACTGCATATGTAGTATCATTCTGTTGATAGCTAGTATTATAGCTGTCACGAAAACGTACGCTAGTCCCGATTGACCAATCCGAATTAATTTTGTATTTAATACCTGGAGTTGTAACCCAATAGCCGAAGTTATTATTATTAACGTATTTCTCACCTGAACCTAGATAAAGACTGGTTGACCAATCTGAGTTGAGTTTGTGCTTTAATTTGATTCCAGCTTCTAGACGTGTATCATTGTTATTACTTTTTTCATTCTGATCTTTTAGCCGAGTTGATACTGATACATCTAACCAATCATATACATTTTTACCAAACTTCATGCCATATGTCATAGCATCAGTTCCGCCTTTAGCATCTTGGCTTTCAAAACGTATACCGTAAAAGTAACCTTGTTTCTCAGCTGATACGGATGTTGAAAGTGTTAGTATTGCAATTGCTATTATTTTTTTCATATATTATCACTTAATAAATTTAAATTTTACTTCAGGATGGGCTCCTTGCATAACAACCCATCGCTTTCTCCATTTTGCCGCAGCAGTTTCTTGATCATCATTAGATGTATTAACATACTGATGGGTATAACTTTCAGTAGTTGATGTACCAAATTTAGTATCACAACCATATATATCAATTTCAGTATATCCTAATCCAATTAATACTTTTGCTGCTATATGTGCACTTGATTCACCAAGATGATTTTTTTCAATAATCTTGAGTAAACACCCATCAAATAAATGGCGTTTATTAATTTCATCAGTATATCTCCATGCATTTGCTGAAGCATACATTTTAGTAATCTTTTCTGGATGTTTACTTAAATGCATGATAACTTCGATATCTACAACAATAGTAGCGTCAACTTTAGTCCATGGAATATTACAACCAAGGACATAATCATATTGCCATGGATTTGTATATGATACTCTAGACGGTCCATTACCTAATACTGCTGCCTTCATAATTTAATTATACCATAATATGATATTAAAGTACACTTAATTACGCAATCAATCCAGTTTTATACACAGTTCTACCATTTTCTTTCATTGCCGTTAATACTTGTTTACGGTTATCACCATTTGCTTTGTATGATACATGCACCCAACCAGAATCAGGAATACCTGGAGTATAAAATTCTAATATCACTTGATCAAATTCTGTATGGTCTACAATCCATTGTGCTACTTCAGCATTAGGAACACCTGGTACTTCAATGTCTACTGCTTCACCTCTACAATGTTGACTATTACTTGAACCACCAACTGCTTCATTTAGTGCTGGTCCTCTGTATCCTGAGTTAATGACTGTTGGACCAAATCGATCTCTAATAGGTTGTACTACATTCTCAAATAAAGCTGTACATGCTTCTAAATGAGTATCATTTGGAGTATTGTCTATATCTAGTCTAAGTGCTGTTTGACTCTTAGTATATTCGGCTAGTGTAAAGTTTTTAGATAAATTCATTAGATTTTCCTTAAAAAGAAAGGGGAGTTTGTCTCCCCAATCAGGTCAATTATTTTTCTTGTTTCCATAATGTCCAAGCACCCCAAGCAACTGCTGCCCATGATGCCATATGCATTAATGGGTGTGCCAAAAGACCCATTAGACCTACTACGATTAATACAGTACCGTCCCAAGATGTTCTTTGAGCCCATTGAGCTTTAACCCAATCTACTGCCATATTTAACATATCTAACATAGTATTTCTCCTTGTTTATAAATTTGGTTCTACTAGATCTTCAAAACGAATTTTAGCCATAATATAATCTTTCACCAAACTAGATCTGACAATATCATCAGCGGTAAATTCAATTTTTTCAAAAGATTTCATATGTTGAGCTATATCAAAAAACTTTAGAATCCCTGTTTTATCATTCGACTTTCTTAAATCAGTTTGTCTATAGTCTCCACACCAAATAATTTTAGAGCGGTATCCAACGCGAGTCATTACTGTATCTATTTCTTCATAATTCATATTTTGCATTTCATCTACAATAATAATTGCATCGTCAAATGACATACCTCGTATAAAACTAGTAGAGATAAAACTGATGTAACCTTGTTCCTCAAGCCTTGACCAAGCATCCCTTCTACCAAAGAGCGTCTCACAGATTTGTCGGTAAGGTTGTTCATAAATTTCCATCTTTTCTGCTACATCACCAGGAAGATGTCCCATGTCACGAGATTGTACTGCTGATCTCACAACAATGATTTTTTTAAAGAAGTTTTCTTTACTTAATACTTCTTCGATTGCTTTGTACAATGCACAGAATGTTTTACCTGTTCCTGCAACACCATGTAAAGCTATAAAATAACTACCAACTTTATATGCATCAAAAAACTTCTTTTGATTATCAGTTAGTGGTTCAAATTCTTTAAGCATATCAGCCTTGATTATTAATGAATTATTTTTTTTTGGTTTAGCTGCTACTGGCGGTTCAGTAGCATAAGTTGATTTTCTGGCCATAGGTGCCTTTAAATATTAGAAGTTTTATCGAGCTCAGAGCCAGGAGCTCTGGAATGTATTTTTTGTAATACTTCTTTGAATCCATTATCAGGTTTACGAATACCAAGTGCTACGGGATCTATTAATGGCGGCATGCCACTAATATGAGACTGTATGTGTGGGTTTTCTTTTAGATATTGTTCTTTGGAGGAGATAGACATCATTTTCTCAAATACATCTCCAGTATTTGTATCTTTAAAATCATACAGCGGCATAATGCACCTCAGTCGTTTTCATATAGTTATTTATAAAGGAAGGAGCCTGTCTTTTCTTCCAAGCAAACATTCTTTGTTTTTCTCCATTGTAATAATTATGATAAGATTGTAATACGTTGCCTGGTACTTTATACTCATCTGGCATGGCAGGAGTTGGTGCAGTAAATACTGTATCTAATATATTGGTTGGAACTGCTCGTAAAGCGTTAGCTAATTCTGTACACTTATGAGTTTTTTCATACCGATATGTGTATTCTGCTAATAATTCAATAAGAAGATTGTGTAACCATATATAATTAGATTTAGACGCTCTACACCATACAGCAGAAGGATGATTAATATGAGTAGCACTATATAATAAGGTTTCTCTTTCATCTGATAGTTTCCACCGACGTGCTTTACGGCCAGTTTTACTACGACCTTCATATTCTTCACCATCTAATAGACGATGAGCAGTTGATAATAATTGGCATGATTCAACTATCATTTTAACACAATGTTTATCTACGTGATATTCAGCACATAGTTTTGGGTTTTCATGTAAGTAAAATATATTCATTAAATAAGTAGTCCGTATGAATGGATATATAGCAGTGATATTGCTAGTATTACTATCATTATACAATATTTCATAATTAAGGTACCTTTATTTTTCTAATGGTGGAATAAACCCTGCACCTTCCACTAATTTACGAGTGATCTTTTTATATAGTTTAGGGATAGATTGTTCTTTAACTGCAAGCATAAGAGATGCCTCAGATGGATGCAAGCTTTCTAATAAACTAATAAACAATTGTTCACGCTTTAATGGTTGTAAATCTGTTCGAGTAAAAACATAAAACCTTCTTAACTCTTGTCTAAGAATGGCAGGTGACATACCAATTGGAGCAGCATCTTTATTATATGGAGGTTCGCCTTCCGGTAATAAAAATTTTTGCTCTGGTATAAACGCATGTTTAAATAATATAGTTAAAGCTGAATCGCCTTTATATTTTTCAATCAGTTTAGGATCACTATTAATTTCTTCTAATAGTTCTGGTAAATATGTTTGCATTTAAAATTCCTCTAAATCATCGAGTAATAATCGACATTTGTTTTTAATTAAATAGTTCATGATCATCATCTTATCGCCTTTAGGTTTATTCTCTTCAAACGATGTAAGTATTTCTGATCGAACATCTTTTGGAATAAAATCAAAATTAACTAACATAAGATTGCGTTGATAATTACGTTTTTCTTCTTCAGTTTTACATGCTAATATTCCGTGTTCATAAAATTCAGTTAGACGTTTACTTGAGAATGGTTTCTGTCTATCACCACTAACAAACACATCGTCTTTACTTAATATGTTAGGTATACCGTCTCCAGTATCACCTTTTACCGTATGGGTAATAGTATATTCATGAATATCTTTTTGTGAACCCTCTACATATTTCTTTTGCATAGGACTCCACTGTCTAACATTCTTATATTTTTGTAGTTGTATAAAGTCTTTATCAGAAGATACAATCAATACTTTTTGAGGTTCACTAAATAATCCTTCTTGTATTAATTCATTCTCTTGACTCCACTTAGCTAGTGCTGCAATAACATCATCTGCTTCAGCTCTATCTACATGTATAACCTTATACGGAAAATACGATTTTAAATCTTCTCTTAAATTACCTAGAGTAGTAAATATTAAATTCCAATCTAAATCAGATTTTTCTCTATTAGCTTTACGAGAAGCTTTATAATGTGGGAAAGCTTCTTTACGCCAATAAGATTTACCATCACACGCAATAACTATATCGCCATACTCTTTACCATACTTTTTCTTGTATGATTTAATACAAGCAAGTGTAGCATGTCGTATTAAGTCTACCGTTTGCTCTTCTGTATTGCGTTTAAGATCAGATTGAAATGGTAATATATTACTTAGTGCAATCTGACTGTAATCTAGAATAATAATTTTAAAATGCTCCTATAATAATACAATCAGTATTTACTCTACCACTTGGTTCAGATGGTTTAGTTTTTAAATCAGTAAAGAGTTTATTCATAGCCCGTTTACCTAAATCAAGTTTCTTAAAGAAGTCTTCTGGTTTACGTATCGTTTTAGAGTCTGAATTACTAACTGAGTAATTAATGATAGTGGTACCTTTTACTGATAAGGTTTCACGATCATCAGCTTCATACCGAGATAACTTTCTTGTCTTAGTATTATATATATAAGCAACATCCGCATTAACAATCTCAGCAGGATTGATTGATCTCATATTTAATTCTTTAAACTCTATCATATACTTCATTTTTTTAACAAGCACACCTGCGGGTTTAGGTTTAACTATTCTAGGTTTCTTAACTATCACTGCATGTTGTTTACAATCATTAACAATACTTTGTAAGAAGTCTCTGAATTTTTTTAATTCTGCTTTAGTAAAGAATGAATAACCTTCTGATAACTGATCACATGTACCTGCAATTGCTTCATTAATTTCGTTAAGTGGATTTTGATAATATTCACCTATACGTTTTGCAACAGCTCCTGATATACTATTTTTCAGCAGCATTGCTTTAGTGGAGAAAGTAGAAGACTTTTCATTAATATACTCATCGATCGCATAATCAATTTCTTCACTCTGAGCTCTAGCCGAATCGATAATTCTTTGTTCGATTGATACAGCGGGAGCCTTAGGCTTTTGCTCAGTATTTTCATCTTCTACTTTCATTGACTGGATATTTTTATATTTGATATAAAGTTCATTTAACTTAGTCTCTAAATATACATAATCTTTTTGTTGGATCCAACTTCCGTCATTAATCACACATATAACTTTACCTATAGTTAATAGTTCCCAATCAGGAACTTTCTTAATAACAGAAACATATTCGGTATTATTCTTTTTGAGATATGCATAAACAGCTTTAGCAAGTTGTTTCTTTTCTTTATTTAATGCATGATATGCCAAGGCTCTTGGAAACTCTAACCGATAATTTTCTTCAGTTACTAAAGGAGCAGAACCTCCTTTATATCTTGCATTAACTTTTTCTACAAAAGCTAAGTGTTTTGCTGATGATTTTGCCATTGGTAACCTTTTAATTTAATTATTAATACCATTATACATTGAATATGAATTAAAGTACAATATTATTTTGTAACAGATTCGTAAAGAGTTTGGAATTCATCATTATTCGCTATCTCTTCATTGAAGTTTTGTTTGTGATAGACCTTGATCATTCTATTCAAAGTCTTTTTAGGAATTTTAAATTGTTCGAATAAGTCCTCAACAATAGTTTTTATTAAGTCTCTTTCAGCTTCCATTCTAATTAATGAATTAGAAGCTTCTTGCATTGCGTCTCTGATTTTCTTTTTGTCTTGATCAATTAATTGCATAATATATCCTTAAAATTTAACTACGTTGATTGAGTCGTATCTGAAAGATCTCCACTCGGATTTTTCGGTGTCGAAGACTCTGATGGCTTCTTCGGAAAAGGTTTTAACAGTGCCGGTACCTGATTCTTTAGGTAACTGTTCTCCGGGAATTCTGGCAGCTGATAACGTGCATTGCATTGCTCGCTCAGAACCATCCCTTTTGGTGAAAGTAACGCTGACTTCATTTTCGTGTAATTTTTCCCTAAGTAAGGTTTTAAAATCGCTATCGGTAAAGTCAATTTTTTCATAGATCTCCATAATATATCCTTCAGTTAATAAAAAAAGTGCTAATCGTATTCCTGTAATTGCTACAGGTCGGAAAGATTAGCTATTCCTCCTGAGCTCGTTTTGAGGTTACCTACCTAAACCGCCAGTTCGTATAAGGCTCGTTACGTTCCGCTTGAATCGGTTCCAGACCTCTCTGGTTATAGGACTTAAGCTACCTATAATTAGCTGTACTATAATAGTATTATATCACAATTAATATTTAAAGTAAACCATTATAAACTGCCATTTGATATTCCCAAATGCCTGGAATTAAAACAGCCTTGTCACATGACAACATCCATTCATGTGTTTGAATACCATGCTCACGTTTCATTCTAAATATTGCTTCACTCATACCGTGAGTTTGAATTAAGTATGCTGTGTTATCTACTATCATAGCAATAGTTTCACCATCTTCTGGACCACTTATTACTACTTGTTTTAATTTTGAAATATCTATTATGCTCTCCTTAAAAATAATTTAACATCAAAGTTTTTAATGCTTGGTGGCACATAGCCTTTTGTAGCCAAGGCTTGTAATGGTGCCAAATTAAGTTTGTTTGTAAAATCTCTATATTCTTCAACTGTGAAGTTTTTAATTAGAAATTTAAGGAAGCTAGGTTTGTCTGATTTGTTGTATTTAAATCTAGCAACAAATTCAGGACGGGTTTTAATGTCGGTTCTATATGTTAACCAACCGTCACTATAATCAAAATTTTGTTTTATAAATTGTGTCATTTCTCTCTCCATTTAATCAATCTATAATTAATTATACACTAAATATGAATTAAAGTACACTCTTTTATGCTATTTTTTGATGTTTTTTATGTAAAAACACACCTCTGGGAAGCTCTCAGAGGCAGTTTATATTCGGATATTAGATCTATTACGACAAGGTTTCTTAGCGACCTTGTCCTCTATATTTTTTGTAAGAGGCTTTCTTACTCTTATTCATTGTTTGCATCTTAGGTTTTTTGCCACCTTGTGATGTTCTCTTATGAGTAGTAAAGTGTGCCGTTTTTTCTAGTGATTTTGATTTAGCCATAATGTTTTCCTTTTCAAATCAGTTTATCGTTTATTATTTATTAGGGGTATTTTTGCTTTCGTATGCAGTCTTACCAAAGAATGCCATAACAATTGCAGCTACAGAAACAAAATATGTTGCTGCCATATCTCCTAATATTTTACTTGCAGAATCTAATCCAGATAATATTGCTAGTATAACAGCAACTGGGTATAATAACATGCCAAATAATGCGAACCATGTCATTTGTCTTTGAGCATCTCTCATTGCATCTTCGTCTTCAAGCTTTTTACGCTTAAATTCCATATACATTTTATGCTCTTCAGTTGAAACTTTACCATCCCCGTTGGTATCTGCTGGGTGAAATTCTTTCTCTTCTGACATTTTTACTCTCTCCAATAAAAAATAATTTTACTTTAATTCCAACTTATTATAATATAACTGTATTGGGTTTACTTACTAGTTGCTTTATAAACACCATCCCAATTAATAGGTGGTACAGAATACATTCTCTCTGCCATATTCTCATAGTATGTAATAAGAAATGGATTAGATTCTTTTAGTTTAGTTGTTAATAAAGAAGCTGCTCTCCATTCTCCTGCATAGTAAGCACGAAGAAACTTTTTATGAGAAGCAAGATCATCTATATCTGCAATGGTAAATATTTTAACACCAATCGATTTACCTTTTACTGCAATGGTATCTAACTCAACTACATTATATTTATATTTTACTAGATTTGCAGTATTCTCACCTATAATGATTCGAACACCATAGTTTTTAGATTGGCCTTCAAGTCTAGCAGCGAGATTAACGTGATCACCAAGGCATGTATAATCAAACCGCTGATCAGAACCCATATTGCCTACCACAACATTTCCTGTATTGATTCCCAATCCCATTCCAAATGCAGGAATACCTTCTTGAGTAATTTCAGCATTAAATTTATCTAAATCCTTAAGCATTTCTAAACCAGTTTTTACTGCATTTATTGCATGTTCAGTATCATCAATGGGTGCATTCCAAAAAGCCATCTGAGCATCACCGATATATTTATCTATAGTACCATTATTCTCTAGTATCTTTTTAGTCATGGCTGTCATATATCTATTCATGATCTTAGTTAAACCTTGTACATCTTCACCATAATGTTCTGATATTGTAGTAAAGCCACGAACATCAGTAAACATAATAGATAGTTCTCTTGTTTCGCCACCCAATCGTAATAATTCAGGATTCTTTTGTAGTTTTTCAACTAAAGCTGGAGATAGATAGGTACCAAATTGTTTTTTAATCTGTTGTTTCTGTTTAAATTCTGATATGAACTTAACTCCATATGCATGAAGCATAATAAGTATACCACCGCCTAATATCAATGTTGCATCAAATAAGAATAAGTGTTGACTATATACATAACTTGTAATAGGTACCACTGAAGCTAATAATAATATACCAGTACCTAATCCTACATATACCCATCGAGATAAGACTAATAAGATAACAGTCAATAGTATCAATGTTATTAGTTCGGCTCCAGCAGCCCAATCTGGTCGTTGTATATTGATACCACTTGATAATGTAGCTATAACAGATGCTTGTACTTCGTGTGGCCAAGTTTCACCTCTACTAGTTGCTATAGGATTGGCAATACCTGCAGCTGTGGTTCCTACAATAACTATACTACTATTAAATGTTTCGGGTAATTCAGTTAAACTATAAGATACTGGTCTTTGTTGGTAATCAATCCACACTCTACCAATAGGATCAGTAGATAGTATTCCAAACTGAGGCACTCTGAGTTTATCAATACCTATATCACTAAACTTTATTTGAAAACTAGGATCACCTGCTAATATTCTTAGCACTTCTAATCCCATACTAGGATATAATGTATCACCACTTCGTATAACCATTGGCATTCTTCGAGTAACACCATCTACTTCAGGGAATGTTGTAGCAATACCTGTACCATATGCACGACTTTCTAATGCTTCAATTGATGCAACGATACCTGGGTATTCTACGACCTTACCAGTAGGATCACCAATCATTACAGCACCTGGATTACGTGGATGGTTTTTTGTTTTATCACTACCAAAGTTTGGAAGTACCACTGGATATTCTTCCATAGTTTTAGCTAGTATAGAATCTTTTCCTAATCTATCTGCTTCAGGCATAAGCACATTGAATACAACTAATCCAGCACCTTTTGCATATAACTCTTTAATGATATCAGCATAGATATCTCGACTAAATGGCCATTGACCATATTTTTCTAACGAAGCTTCGTCTATATTAACAGTAGCGATAGTGGTTTGTTGTTCAGGTGCAGATGTAATGAGTGTATCAAAGTACCGCAATTGCATACTTTCAACAAACATTGGAGATTGTATTTTAATGAACACTAATATACATAAAGTAATAAGTGCTGACCATGGAGTAAATAGATTTATTTTTTTCATTTATTATTTATTAGTTCTGAGTAACCGTGGCTGAGCAACCACCAATAGTATAGCAAGTTTGTTCCAGACTGTATGATTGGTCTAGTGAACTGTTTTGATCTAGTGTTACTGAACTGGATGCTGATCCGTATGTTAACGAGATTGAAGCATCATGATTTCCTAAACCTTGTTGTGTTAAGTCAACTAAATGTCCGTTACCTATTAATTCAATCTCAGCATACTTACTGCTATCACCTTTTTGTATTACATTAATTAAATTTGAATTACCTGTTACTGTTGAGAATAGTTTTTTGCTATAGTCGTTTGCCTGGAATACATCTATAACATTACTATCACCTATTAGGTCAATGCCTACATAATGTCCCTGATTGACGGTATTATTACTTTGTACAACATCAATGTCATTTAAGTCACCAAACAAATCTAAACTTATGGTATGTCCTCCCGTAGCGACAGTATCTATTGCACCTGTACCATTAACTCTATCCTGATATAATAATATATCATTTGTACTACCAACAACTGATAGTTCTATTAAATTGGGATCAGTGGTATTTGGAGACCCTTGCATAATCTCAATGGTATTTGAATCGCCTGTGATAACACCAGCACTGGCTCCGTCAATACCTCTTATATGATTGCCTGCTGTGCCTTGTTGTGTTATAGTAACAGTATTATTATCACCTGCTTGATCTATATAAACTGAGTTGTCACTATTTGAATTGTATGTGCTGGCTCGTGTTCTTGCTGAAGTAATTTCTGTTGATTGACTACCACTAATACCTGGACTGGATCCAGTTACAGTTGATGTTGAGGGCGGTGTGTATGTTGTAGCATAAACTGAAGTTGGAACAATAGCAACTGAACCTGTTTGGTCCCAATATAACTTAACTGCGGCACCTCCACCGTTTTCATACATCCACATATCTAGGTAATATGTAGACCCACCTGTTAATGTTTGATCTGTTGAAACGTAATTCCAAGTTCCAGCGCCTTGTTCTTGCCAATCATTAATTACAACTGTGCTGTCCAATTTCATGTAAACGCCATCATCAGCATAGAGATAGAATTGTATGTCCTGACTGCCTGTATCTGGTATAGTAATGTAACCATAGAAGTGTACGATAACTCGATCAGTCTGACCGGAATCTAACACAGCACCACTGCTCCAATTGAAATCTATGCCTGTGACAGTACCTGAACTTAACGCAGTGGGATAAGTTAAACTTCCACCATTGCCTGGAAATGTGGGATAGGCGCCTGTGCCCTGATAGGTATCGTAGTATAAATCAGCTTCGGCTTTTGTTGCGAAAAAATGCGACACGATTAACACTAAGAATGCTATGAATATTGATTTATACATTAGTTCTGTCTCGTAGTGATATTGGTAGTACCTTCACTATTAACTCTGTTAGTTATATCAACCGCACCTTGTATTTGACGTATAGTTGTTTCTTGCGTTGTAGGTACGTTAACACAAGATATATCACTACCTGTTGTATTCATACACAGTTCAATAGATATGCTATCAGTAGTATATGTTACACCTTGGTCAGGAATAAAATCTGGAAGCAATTCATTCTTATCTGAAGTGGATAGTGTTCTTGATTGTGACATAGCTAGTTGTAGATCTAGTATGTCTAATACATTCTTTAAGAAGTCTCTATCTAACAAGTTTTCACTAAGTCTATCTGTATATATCTCAGATAGGTCTTTGTCTAATTCATTTTCTAATAGGTTTTGATCTAAGGCATTGTCATCTAATAGACTAATTGTAGTATTATCCATTTCTTCATCTTTAAATTCTTTTGGCGGTCCTACGATAATGATTTGTCTAATCATTTCTTCTGTTAGATCAACAATGACTGGTGAAGTAGGCTTTGCTTCTAGGTTAGGTACGCGAGTAGCTTCAAATGGTTTATTCATTAAGACACTACCGCCTAGACTAGCAACTTCAATAGAACCTGTAACGCAATCACGTTCAATGTCTAACCAACCAGGAGGACAACTTGGCAATAGAATAACTGTGGTACTACCTATCTCATCTACTGTGGCGGTAAAATCAGTACCACGAACGGATACTGTGGCACTTGGTGTTCTAATTTTAACTGATTGTGGATTGTTTTTTGCGATTTGACCTGATGCGTAACGAGCTGTACCAGATGCTATTTTGATTGATAGTTTACTTGCATCTGCATTTTTTGGATCGTAAACAAAGTCATCAATGATTAACTTTGCTGATTCTGTCATTTGAACCTGAGTAAAATCTTCAAATGTAATTTCTAAAGTACCTTGACCAGTACGTAGAGTATCTAACATCTCTACATTGGTACCCATAATACCTTCTAATGTTAAATTTTTTCTTTTAATACTTGCAGGATCATGTTTTTGATCACTAATAGTTCCTATAGCACTATGAGATATTATTGGTACAATTGTCAGTAGTGCTATTAGTAACTTTTTCATATTCTTTCCTATGTAACTCTATTTCATAAAGTGTTTGAGCATTGAATGCATTAACATATTTATTCCATAGTTCATTTTTTTTCAAGATAGTTTCCATTAGTCTGACTGTATCAAACTCCAAGTATTACTTGAGCCTGTTATATTAATATTAGCATCATTATCTTGAGCACCTGTTTGAGATGAAGATACAGTGTTACTTCCGCCTGTAATATCTAACTCAATGTTGTGTCCAGCTGTACCAGTACTACCATTTTGTGTGGCTGTAACCAGGTTACTCGAACCAATAATACCAATATTCATAATGTGATCACCAACATCAGTTTGTGATGTTGTTACAACGTTGCTTGATCCATTTATATCTAGATCGAAGAACATACCACCTACACCACCTATACCACTTTGTGTAACACCAACATTATTAGCTGAACCAATTACATCAATATCAAGGATAGCATTGTCGCTAGACAAGTTAAGTGTTGCAAGGTTAGCACCACCGCCACTTATAGCTACACCTACTGTGGTTGTGTCAGCGTTGATGGTAAAGTTAAAGTCATTGTAACTACCACCTGTTGCTGTTGCAATTAGACTGTTGCCAGTACCTAGTAGATCAAACACTAGATCGTTGTTATCACCAGTCATTTGTATGTCAGCAGTGTTATTGGCTGCAACTCCTAGTCCGTCACCATTAACATCAATACTTGCTACAGAGTTTGAACCTGTAATGTAGTAAGTTAAATCAATACCAACACCTGATGCTACTGTTGTGTTTAAATCAATACCTAACAAGTT